ATGGCTGACGGATGGTTTGGCCTCGGCGGCGCCCTGATCGGGGCCTTCTCCGCGGGCGGTATTGGTTGGCTCGTGGAGCGTGCGCGCGAAGGACGGCAAGAGCGTGCGCTCTCGATTGCTGTAGCAAGTGAGGCTGCAGCTATTGCGGAGGTGGTGCGCGCACGTGACTGGATGTCGATCTTCCATGATGCGCAGCAGGCTGCTGCTCAACGAAGTCAGGTATATGCAGTCAGCATACGCCTGCCGGCTTCCACGCTGACGGTCAGTAGGGCGGCGCAGCAACAAGCCGGTCAACTGTCCGGCACGCTGCCAAGGCTGGTACCCCGCTTGGTGCTTCTCGCAGATGCTATTGAAGCCGATATCCGCTGGCTCTTTGAGAATCCGCTGGGAACTCTTCACTGCCCTGTGGACACAACGGATCCCAAGCATGCGGCTGGCTTCTACGGCGAGGACGTGCATCTGATTCATCAGGTTCTGCAGACCTGCGACGGGATCGTGCAGAACGTGCGGGAAACATTTCCAAAGCAAGCCTCTGCCATTCAGCAATCCGCAGTGTCACCCACCGAACAGGCGCTTTTTCCTTAAGACCGTCTTGGGGTTGGTGGCTGAACAACTGGCACATCGTGCGCATAACGATTGGTCATCTGCTGCGTCGCGTGACCGGCAGCCTCCTGCTTGTCGGCGCGGGTACCGGCGGTGTCGGTGATTCCCCGATGCTTCAGTCCATGCAAGCTGAATCGCTGTTCAGCTGTGATGACCCCATCCTTGATGGCGAGCGCGATCATTCGTTGCCAAGCACTGTCGAGCGCTGACTTGCTCAAGGGGGTGCCCGATTGATTCACCAGAAGCCGGCGCTGCCCCGGTTTCACATGCACAGGGCGCCCATAGGCGTTCATCGTTCGTTGCCGATAGGCCGCCAACCAGGCCCAGGCGTGGCGCAGGTCATCGTTCCAGGCAGTGACCGTGTCACGTGAGCCTTTGCGCCGACTGCTCCGTATGCCCTCAGCCTCCGCGTGCGCATCAGTTAGGTCTGTGACCTCAATACCGCGCAGGCGCACGTTGTAGGCGAGCAACATCACCGCGTGGAGATAGGGCGGCACACTGCCTCGTGTATGCGCCTTGAGGCTCCCGCGTTCGAGCGCAAAGGTCAGCACGGTGACGAACACATCAGATTCGGGCATGTTGTGCTCACCGCGCTCCTTCGCCTGGCGGACCCCCTTGGCAGGGTTGTGCTCGCATAGGCCCATACGAATGCCCCAGCCGAAGGTGCGACGCAGGTAGCGCAAGACATGGTTGGCTTTGCTCGGGCGCGGTTCGATTGCGGGCTGCAGTTTGGTTGCTGGCCGACCTCCCGCGAGTGTTTCGACCAAGCGCTGCATCGCCGGCACGTTAATGCGCGCAATCTGCATCTTGCCGAGCAGCGAACCATCCTTGAGCACGTACGCAGTCGCTGTCTCGGCGCACCAGCGGTAATCCCGCTGTGTGTCCCTCGACAGCTCTGCAAATTCAGTGGACGCCTCGAAGCGGTCCGCGAGGTAAGCCAATGTGCCCCGGACCTCATTGCCGGCTGCGGCTTCAGCAATGCTGTGGAGCTCAGAAAGCCGGATATCAGCATGGGCGACCGTCCGCTTTCGCGGACGGCCTCCTTCTGGATGAGCTTCTAAGAGATACCAGCGGTTGTCCTCCCAATAGATGCCTTTGGGAAGGGCTGCTTGGTCGATATGCGCCGGCATAGCCGGGTTGAACTTCCGTTTTCTACCGCGTCCCATCAGATCAGCTCCATTGTGTTTGTCGTTTCTCCCTGGGCGGTATGCAAGCCAAGCGCGGCGTTAAGCGCGTCCACGGTTGTCCAAATGCCGCCGCGACCGTCGTATTTGTAGCGAATGCCCTGATCGCGTGCCCAACGCACTACCGTGGATGCGCGGGGAGCAGGGCCGGCTGGCGCACAGAGGCGACGCAGGTCCTCGAAGGTGATCACCGGACTGCTCACGCGCCGTTCCTCTGGATCCACTCCCGCCTGTGCCGCCATTGCTCGCGCATTTCCTCGACGAGCAAGTCAGCAGCTGCATAGCCGCGCTGGGCAGCGATGCGGAGCCGTAGCTCTTGCACCTTGGCTGCATCCGTGTAGCCCTGCCGCAGCCAGTGACGTGCCTCGCAAGCCCTGCGGAACCCTTCCACATTTGCGCCATCGATCATCGCTGACGCGTGCCGGTGAATCGCAGGCCGAGCTGCACAACGTTATGGGCGCTGGGCCGTGGCTGACGGGGCGCGCGGATGCGATGCGCACGCCGCCACTCGGTCATGGCCAACTCGAAGCTGGGGTGCTTTTGTGTGCGCCCACACACGCACTCGATGAAGTGCCCGCCGCCCGCCTCGGGGCGGCGGGCGTCGAGCATATGGCGAGCCAAGTGTCCGTTCGTGCAGGGTGGCAAAGGACTATCGTGGTTGACCTGACGTTGCGTCATGGCCCCTCCTGGCGCAATGCGCGCTCGGCATCCCGCAGATGCTGCACGGTGTCGGAGTCGATCCGGTCCAGGGCCTCGGCGATGGTGTAGTCCATCTCCGCCAGCCAATCGGCACGATTCAGCACCAGAGCGGCTATCAGCGCCTCCCCAGTGGACAAAGGGCCGGGCCCTCCCATACGCGCAGCAGCGCGAGCAACCTCAATCGTGCGCTGCAGGTTCATGGCTGGGTCCTCCATGCGGCGCCGAGCTGGGGGCGTGCTTCCTCAACACGGATGAGGCGCAACCCCCAGCGCACCGACCAGGTGCGCGCCTGCTGTTCGTCGCAGGTCAGAATCAGTTGCCCGGAAGATTCCAGGCGATCAGCGCGGAACGTGAACAACATTTCGTCCAACTCAATGACCTCCTGCAGGCCGAGTCTCTGGCACAAAGCGTCGGCGTTGAGCGATTTGCAGCTGCCCTGCGGGCCGAGAAGGATGACCGAATCAGCCATGAGCAGCCTCCCGCCGCACAGCCATGCGAGTACGGCGACGCAGGCGCTGTGGCACCTGTCCAACGGCCAGGCCGGTCTGGGTGAGGCGCGGACGGCGCGTCGACCACAGCTTGTAGACCAGCGCGCCACCGGCCGCCGGCGCCAGGACCACCACTAGGGCAAGCAACTCACCCATTGGCCACCTCCCGTGCGGCCTGCGCTACCGCAGCTGCAGCAGCTGCAGTCGGCCTGCGCGGCAGCATGTTGGCCAGGTCAAAGGGGAAATCTAGGCCATCCATGAACTCGGCCAACTCCGTGCTGATGCGATCTTCCGCCGTGGTCCACAGGCGGGGGCCGTCGACGAGCTTCCAGCCGGTACCGGTGCCGCGACGCCGCTCCCAGGACTGACGCACCTGGCGAAGCGGTCCCATGTTCAGGACGGCAGTGACCACGACCGCACCATGTGTGACGTGCATGGTGATGGTCGCTGAGCAGTCGCCCATGCTGCGATCGTAGGCGACGACGGCCGGCGTGGTAGCCTCCGGGCCGGGTCCGGTGCCCGAAGCCAGCAGACGTGCTGCCGCGGCTGGACGTGTTCCAGTGTGCTGTTGCATATCGACTCTCCAAAGTTGCGTTGGTGGAGGGCCTTGGGGCGGTGTTCGAGCACCGCCCGCCGGCCCGCTGGTGCGGGTTAGATCAGGTCGGCGCCGGATGGCGGGATGCTGGGGTCAGGCTCGCGCAGGCGCTGCGCGCCATTGAGGACATCAAGCAGTTCATGGCGGATGTACTCGGCCACCGCTGCTGGTCCGTCGTGGTTGATGCCTGCTTCGATCGCGATATCGTTGGTCAGCGCGGCAAGCAATGCGGCCGCGTGGTACGCGCGCCAGAGGCGATATTGCTCTTCTTCGCTGATCGAGAAATCAGCGTCTTCCGGCAGGAGTGCGTGTGGGCGAGAGGCGTCCATCAAGCCACCTCCAATGCGGGCATGCGCTCGATCACCCATTCCTGCAGGGCGGCGGCCTCGGCTTCCGGCATGACCACGTGCAACGAGCCGATGACCAGGCCAGTGCCGTCATTGACCGGGAACAACTCGCAAGCGTCTTCAATTGCGCTGCAGGCGAACATGACCGGCGCGCGATCATGCAGGCCATCTGCGTACAGTTCGGCCAGCACGTTGGTCTCTCGTATCTGCAGAAGCAGGTAGACGCCTGGGGCCACACGCAAGGCTTTGTGCATGTCGCGCCGGCTCACTGGCGCACCTCGGCCAGATCGGCATTGATGCTGGAAATGGCGGCCTCAACGTCGGCCAAGGTCAGAGCCTCGGGCGCTTTGTCCATGGCCTGCAGCTTCGCCTGCAGGGCGAGCCAGGCGGTGTGGTTCCAGTCGAGGGTGTCGGCGATCAGGCCGAAGTAATGGGCGATCTGACGCGCGGCGTTGGCCGGCGCTTCTTGAGCGTCGTAGGGCATGGTGGATTCCTTGAGTTGACTGGAATCCGCCACTGCCGAGGCTAATCAGAGGTGGCGGACGGCACGGGTTAGCCTTACCGGACTCAAGGAACCGGCGGGCCTTGCGGCCCCCACGTACCGCCCGCCATAGAACTGGCAGGCAAGCGCCCGAGCAAACGCAGGGCGACAAAAAAGCGCCTTGCATCGATCGATGGGCGCTGGTGCGCCTTGAGATATCAGGAGGCTAATCCCGGTCGCCGATTTTGCGGCGACGCGGTAATAGTTGCTCCGCTGCTGGGTGGAAGTCAACGAAAATTTCTCAAAATTTCCCACATGTGCGAGCGTGCTCATTTGGCGAACACCCAGCACTTCACGGTGGTGCCGACGCCGGTCAGATCGTCCTTGAGGACGGCACTGTTGACGGCCACGTTCGCGCCGATGAACTTGTGCCGGCGCGAGTCACCGAGCAGCGCACGCAGCACCTTGAGATCGGGCACGGACTGACTGAACTGCGCGGCCCGCGCAGCGAAGTGATTGAGGTTGATCGCGATGCGCTGCGCGTCGCGGCTGTGATTGACGACGGCTTTACCGTGGCCGGTGGCTTCGAGGTATTCGTAGACCTCCCAGAACTCGTTGACCATCGCGTGGTCGGCGCTGATTGCCTTCTGCCGTTCCAGGGCCATGTCCAACAGCGCGAGCCGCGTCTGCTCGACCATGTCGTCGGGGATGGTGATGACCACGCGCAGGCAGTCAAACAGCGCCAGCATCTGGGCGTGGTTCTTGATGACGCGTTCCAGGCGCAGATCCTGCTGCGCGCGCAGCTTGGCTTCGAACACCTTTACCCGCTCGGCGAACAGATCGAGGATGGCGCGCTCCTGGCGAATGGCACGCACGAGGAAGTGGCTGACTTCTTCGACCTGCAGCGCGTTGAGGTTGTCGGCCGCGATGCGGCTCTCGGTGGTGACCTGCGGGCGTTTGAAGTGCAGCTTCACGATGCGCGTGAGGATCGCTTCGCTGGCGTCCACCGCAGCGTTCTGGGTGATGACGATCGTGCCGCGAAACGGTGGCTCGTAGGTCTCGTTGCCGCCGTTGCGCACACCGCGTGTTGCCAGCGTGCCGCCGCCGAAGAAGTCCTTCAGCTCATCCCACTCGAACGTCTTTGAATGCGCTTTGTCTGGCTCGCTGCGATCTGCTTCCAGCAGGACCACGGGCATGCCGGAAACCTGGCCCATGGCGCGTGCGCGGCCGGCCTTGGAAGACTTGGCCGGGTCGAAGGGTAATCCCCCCGCCCATTAGCAGACGCCAGAAGTGGAATTTTCTCGTACCCTTTCCCGAGGAGGTTCCATGAAGAAGTCCCGCTTTACCGACAGCCAGATCATCGCCGTGCTCAAGCAGGCCCAGGCCGGTGCGCCCGTGCCGGAGCTGTGCCGCGAGCACGGCATCAGCTCGGCCACGTTCTACAAGTGGCGTAGCAAGTTCGGCGGCATGGACGTGTCCATGGTCGCACGCATGAAGGAGCTGGAGGAGGAGAACCGCCGGCTCAAGAAGATGTACGCCGAGGCGCAGCTCAGTACCGACCTGCTGAAGGAAGCGCTCGCAAAAAAATGGTGAGGCCATCTCAGCGACGCGAGATGGCCCAATCGGCAGTCACGAGCGGGCGCACGAACATCCGCCACGCCTGCCAGACCTTCGCGGTGAGCCAGACCTGCTTCCGCTACCAGGCCAAGGCCAGCGAGCAGAACGCCCGGATCGCCGACTGGCTGGTCCGCCTGACGACCGCCCATCGCGACTGGGGCTTTGGCCTGTGCTACCTGTACCTGCGCAACGTGAAGGGCTTTGGCTGGAATCACAAGCGGGTCTACCGGATCTACCGCGAGCTGGAGTTGAACCTGCGGATCAAGCCGAAGAAGCGGCTGGTGCGTGAGCGGCCCGAGCCTCTGGCGGTGCCGGAGGCCATCAACCAGGTCTGGTCGATGGACTTCATGCACGACCAGTTGGCCGACGGCCGCAGCTTCCGGCTGTTCAATGTGCTCGACGACTTCAATCGCGAGGGGCTGGGGATCGAGGTGGATCTGTCGCTGCCGTCAGCCCGGGTGATCCGGTCGCTGGAGCAGATCATCGAGTGGCGCGGCAAGCCCGCCGTGATCCGCTGCGACAACGGCCCTGAATACATCAGTGGCGCGTTGCTGTCCTGGGCGCAGCGGCATGGCATCCGGGTCGAGCACATCCAGCCGGGCAAGCCACAGCAGAACGCCTACGTTGAACGCTACAACCGCACCATCCGCTACGCCTGGCTCGCCCGAACCCTGTTCGACACCATCGACCAAGTGCAGGACAAAGCCACCCGCTGGCTATGGACGTACAACCACGAGCGCCCGAATATGGCGCTCGGCGGCATCACACCAGCGATGAAGTTGGCGATGGCCGCTTAGCTCCACTTCTGGCGACCGCTAGAAGTGGGGGGATTACCGAAGCCTTCGTAGTCCGAGCGGCCCAGCAGCTTCCATAGGAACGTCAACAGGGTGGTCTTCCCGGCGCCGGCCTCACCGGTGGCTTCAAGGAACGGAAAGCTCTTGTGCCCGGCGCGGATCTGCTCGGCGAACAACGAGCCAAACCAGAACGTCATGGCGACCATGCCGTGCGTGCCAAAGCACTGCCACAGCCACGGCAGCCAATCTACGCGGAACGCGTCGGCGTCGCGCTGGATCTCCAATCGGATGGACTTCTGCGTGGTCTTCAAGCGCAGCTTGTCGAACTCGAAGTAGTCCTCTTCGTTGGCCGTCACCAGCTCGCCGTCGCGCACGGCCATATCGCCGAGCAGGTAGGCGCGGTGTTCCTTGCTGTAGCCCACGAAGTCAATGGCGTCGACCGTCTTGATTGCCTCGGTCTGTTCCTCGATCAGGCGGTCCAGCTGGTGGCCGGTACCGGTGAACATGGCGCCGGCGGCCAGGGAGATCAGGCGCTTCTTGAACTCGGAGGCGCTCGCGACATGACCACCTGTAAAGGTGCCCTTTACGCTGGGGCCGTCGTGCGGAAAATCGACGCGGAAGTAGTACCAGCTTTCGTCGGTGACCTCTTGGCGCTGAAAATACAGGGCTTCCGGGTAGCAGTTGGCAATCTTCTGCACGGAACAGGCGGCGCGCTTGATCTTCTTCAGATCCTCGGCCGCAACCTCGTCGCCTTCGTCGGCATCGATGTCGCCCAGCTTCTCCTTGCGCAGCTTGTCGAAGCGTTGCGTATCGAAATCGAACCAGTACAGGCGAGAGCGGTAGTCCAGCCAGAAGTCGTTGCGGCCGTCGTGCTCAAACATGAGCAGGCCTTTGTCCACCGCCGAGCGAGCCACAAGCAGGTCGCCCTGGTAGCGAGCTTCGTTGACGTCGTTGTCCCACTGCTTGGGATCATCGGAAGCGATAGCGCGCAGATGCAGGTCGTTCCAGTCGGTCTTCTTGCCGTCGCGCTGGACGATCTGCGCAGCCCGCGAGTCGAAGCCCAGCGCCGCTGCGCGCTTGATGTGCTTGTGCGTATACGCACGGGCACCCGGCTCGTTGTCCAGCGCCCACACGAGCGTCGGAAGGTCGGCCATGCGTGCCTTGGCGAGCTCGCGTAGCGATTCTTCCGGAAATGCGTTGGAAGACATGGCCGACACTGCGCACATGCCGTGCTGCAGGAGCGCGATCGCATCAAAGATGCCCTCGACGATCCACACCTCGCGTGCGGTCTTCATCGCAGTCAGCGCGGCTGGGGCCGCCCACCACACCCCCGCATAGCTCTGGCCTGGCGCAAAGCGCGCCTTCTGCTTGCCAAAGCGGTGGGGGCGATCGATCAGGCGTTCCCACCACCCGCCCTTGACCAGCGGGAAACGTACCGTCGCGGTGCCGGCGCTGATCTTGCGATCGTAATGGCTGTCCTGGGCGTAGAGACCTTTCAGCGGAGCCAGGTCGAAACCACGCGAAAACTGCAGGTAGGCATCGGCCGCAGCATTCGGAGCCGCAGCCGTTGGCTGGAAACGCTTGGACCAGTCGTCGAACAGGTCGTCGTACAGATCCTTGACGTGCAGTTCGCGCCCGCACTTGGATTGCCGGCCACACTTCACCACCCATGGCTTGAGATGGTTGGTGTAGAGCTCTTTCTTGCTGCATGACGGGCATTTGCCACCGCGCATGTACTCGGTGCCACTCCGGTGCTTGAGTCCGTAATCCCGTTCCAGTCGGGACAGCACCTGTTGCCGCAGATCCTCTTGCATCGAACTTCCTTAGACGCCGAGCCAGCGCCGAGGCGCGTGCGGAGATGGGGCGTTGTCGATCACGACATAAGCTCCGCCGGCACGGCGGTGCGCATCAACGGCGGCAGCAAGCAGACGTGCCTCTTCGTGCTTAGCGTGCGGCGCGATGCGCTGCGGCACATTGCTGGCCGCATCAACGAATCGAGGTTCCTGTGCGGTGAACCAGCTGTTGGCATGCCTCACGAGCCGACCTCGTTGTTTGTGTGTTGGAAATCGAACAAAGCGGCGGCGGCATCGGTTAGCACGACCAGGCGCTCATCGAAGGCGTCAGAGGTGGCAAGTCCATCGCGCATGAGCGCGGCAACCACAACTGCGCCGAAGCGTTGATCTGTCTCTGGCGCGGCCGTGCGGCCGATGTAGCCGTGTTCGGTCTTCACCAATCCGCCGTGGATGCGCGCAACTTCCAGGCAAAGCTTCGCCATGGGCGGCAATGCCGCCCAATCAATGGTCTTTCGCATTTGGGTTACCTCAGAGGTGAGGGAAGAACGGCTCGCCGCCCATGGGGATCAAGTCCAACTGGCGGTCGCCCAGCGACTCGCGGTAGGCCTGCAACGCTTGGGCGCGCTGATAGGCGGGTGTTGGTGGAAGCTCGCTGTGTGCGGTGGGTACGCCGCTGGGGCTGGCAATACCGGTCAACTCCGAATGGCCTGTGTAGGTTGCGCCACACATCGGGTTTTCACACACATAGGAGTCGTGCCGCAGGAACTTGTGTGCAAGCACGCTGGTGCGTTTGATGAGCCTTGCACTGCATGCCTCGCAGCGAAAAACGATCTTTTTCCGACCGAACATGCTCACCCCCTTGAGCTCTTGGCGGTTGGGATTTCTGTGGCACTATTGGGTGGTGCCTTGAGGCCCAGGGCGATCGCCGCCTTGTGGGACTCGCCGTATTTGCCTTGGGAACGGCCACGGAGCAGGTCATGCACGACCGACCGATCCACGCCGTTCTGCCTGGCGAATGCCGAGACCGTGATGCCATTTGCTTCAAGCCACTGTCGCGCCTGTTCCGGGCTGCGAGGCGTGAACTGCTGCATCTGACTCTTCGGGGGCATGTGGCGGTTCCGTTTACTTTTGGGAATTTTGTGGACTTAACTCAACATTGTCAAGTAAGGGAATGCCTGTATGACTGTAGGGAAACGCCTTAAAGAAGAGCGCAAGCGCCTTGGTCTTACTCAAGAGGAGATGGCTTTGCAGTTCGGCCTGACCCGATACGCGCAATTGAACTTCGAGAAAGACATCAACCTGCCCGGCGGAGCGTATCTAGTTGCCGCGCTGGACCGCGGTGTTGATGTCATGTACGTGCTGTCTGGACATCGATCGCAGTTGGATCCCGCCGACAGGCTTCTGCTGTCTGCGTTCAAAGATGCGTCACCGGCTGCGCGCAACGCTGTGCTTGCTGCATTGGGTTTATCGGCAGATACGACGTCTTCTAAGACCGGGAGCGGCCCGGCCGTGTCGTTCAACAACAGCCAAATTGGTTCTGTGATTTCGACTAGCTCACCGATCGACCAGAGATACATGCAAATCAACATGGGCGGCCGCAAAAAAAAGAAGTCGTGATCAAGGTCCAGATAGGACAACTGGTCCTCGCAAAAGAGAGCGTTATCGGCATGCATCCGATGACGTGAAGACAGCGGTGCTCAGAGATGTCAGTAATGGAACCCAATTCGCACAACAGACCTATGAACCTTGACGTGAACGACTCCGAGGTCGGGCAGTTAAACGTCGCTGAGCGTATCGAGCAGCACTACCACGTGGACGCTGTTGAATCCTCTCCACCGTCGCTCTCAACCATGCGGTTTGCCTACCAGACTTCCGAGGCAACATTTCGAAAGGCGCGCTTGTGGGCTGCACTGTGCGAGTTGCCGTGGATGGCTTTGACGGCATGTATTTGGGCTGTAATGCCCCACCAGATGCCCCCGCGCTTCACTGCGCTCGACCAATTCATCTACGTATTGGTGTTTGCAGTTATCCCGCTTATGACTCGCGCCTGCATGCCTGATCAGCTCAAGGTGAAGCGAGCTCAGTGGAAGCATGTAATCGAAGTCGAAGATCAGTGCATGAAGGATTTACATCACCAGATTGTCCGTGAACAAGCGCGCCTGCGGCTGCTCGCGCGTAGCTAACGGCAATGCATTGGACTGAGCGGGGACTTCACCAAGTCAAGTTGCCTTGCGTGCGGATCAAGCTCAGTGCGGAAAAAAGCCGCCGGTGGTGCCGGCGGCTTTCAAGGTGTCGGCGCGTAGCTCCTTGCGATCCAGTCGCCGCCGTCCTGGCAGCGCGAGATGACCTGACATCCAAGATGCAAACTACGCTGGCCGCATATGATCAGCTATCAGGAAATCCCCAAACATGCTGTCAGGGATGCGCCGATGCAGAAGAGCGTGCGCCGCCTTAGAATTCGCGAACTGATGAAGCAACTACGCATGGATGCCTGCATAATTCGACAGGTTGGCGATTACACATTGACTGCGCACGCCACGACATCCGGAGCGATGTTCTTCCCGGAAATTTTGATATCAAGATGTGGTGGCATCACGTTAAGCAGACACCAAATGCCTGGGTTAGGGTATAACACGTATGCACAAGCCGTGGCATATGCTGAACGTGAGCTGGGCCTCTATCGGGTGCTGAGCAATGGCTCGCTGTTGCTGTGTCACTCAGGGGATGCCGCTGCCGGGCAAGCGGCGTCCTGCGAACGATTACGTCGTGGCCTCTAATTCAAGAGCGGTGGTGAAACCGCTCGAACCGATGATGGTGTGGGTGGTCTTTGCAATCAACCAACGTGGCCCATCGATCTCCGGCTTGAAGCCGCTTATTTTGACAGTTTGCTCTGGGAACAGATCCGCCCGGCCGATCGCCAGCGTGTAATCGAACTTTGCCATTCCACGCTTCACCCGCTCCAGCTCTGCGTGTGCATGCTGGCGTGCCGTCGCCTCATCGGCATACGACTCCTGCAGACGCTTGGCGTTGTCGTCCGTGCCCACCAGCACCGACTGCCGCCGCGCCTTGCCTTTGTCCATCCAGTACGCGCGTACACCGGTGTAGGCGTCCCGGTCGGCAACGGAGTAGCGGTGTTGATCGCCATCGCGCCGCGTCAGGGTGACGGCGGACAGCGGTTTGCCGGTCGCCGTAGTGCCGGCGCCGATCGGCGCGAACACCAACGCGCCTGCCTTCACCGTCGCCACTGCATCGAAGCGCTGTCCCAAGCGGGTGAGCAGATTCATGTCGCTTTCGTTGGCTTGGTCGAGATGGGGCAGATTGGTGCGTGCCAGCGCCTCGGCGACGCGCGGTGTCAGTCCGTGCTCGCCAGCTAGCGTGTTGAGCACGGCACCCAGCGTGGTGTTGTGCCAGCTGCGTTCGCGCCGCGTGCGCATGTCGGCAGTCAGATCCGCACTACGCGCGCGCACGGTGATGATGTCCGGTGCACCGCTGTACTCCACCTCGTCCACGATGAAGGAGCCCTTGTCCACCAGGCCCGTGGCTTTCCAACCCAGTGCAACGGCCAGGCGCACTCCGCGTTTGGGCAGCGCCATCTTGCCGTCGTGGTCGTGGATACTCAGGTCTAGTTGGTCGGCGTCGCCGCCCCGGCATTCGGTGAGGGTGAGATCGCGCAGGCGCGGCGCGATGCGCTCAGTGAGATCGATGCCATCGAGCACCACGCGCCATTGCGGAGTTGGGTAGCTCATGCGGCGGTTGCCTCCTGGGTGAAGTCGTCTGCACGCCGCAGGCTCAGTTGGAACTCGATCCGTCGGGGCGTGCCGTCCTCGAAGAACAGCGAGGCGGTCTCGTTGATCGATAGCAGCAGATACGGCCCGTACACCACGCCTGCGCCATCCACCAACGGAAGCGGCTCACCATCTGCAGCAAGTTCGCGCAGCGTGTCCAGGGACGCGCGGGTGCCGGTGAGTTCGGGTGCGATCAGGCCCGACAGGTCGATGCTGTCATCGCCTGGTCCGAGGAACTGACTGGCCGGCCGTGCGCCAACGCGCTCGCTGGTGGCGTGGCGCCAACTCATCTGTCGCTGCAGCTGCAGGAATGCGGCGCTGTCGAGGGAAAACACGAAGGTGCCGTAGGACATCATCATCGGAATGGATCCTCAGTCGTCGCGCAGGCTGGAGCGGCGGATGGCCGCCGTGCGCCGCTCGCGCTCTTCAAGTTGGCGGGCAACTTCGCGCGCCAGTGCAGTTGCATCCATGCCAGGTGCGGCATGAACGTGGATGACGTAGCTGTTGCCGCCTGCAGGCGCGCTAGCGGCGCGCACAGGGGCCGACAGCGGCGCCCGGCTGTCGATCGCTGCCACCGGGGCTGTAGACGTCGCCAAGGCCAGTCCGGCGCCCACGGCACGCATACGGTTGCCGAGCGCCGCCACCGCTTGCACAGGCGCGCCTTGGCCGCGCTGCAGGCCCACGGTGAGGCCCTGTATGGTGAAGTCGCCCAGCTGGGCAAAAACGCGCGAGGGGCTGTGGATGCCCAGCAGGCCCCTGAAGCGATCGACCACACCGGTGCCGACGCTGGCGATCGCATCGCCGGCGGCGCCCAGCTTGGAGCGAATGCCCTGGATCAGTCCGCTGATCATGTCGGCGCCGGCCTGCAGCATCCGGGCCGGCCAGTTGGCCAGCTGCAGGTTGATGCCGGCCCACAGCTGCAGCAGCCCTTGGCGGATGCGATCGCCGTTGCCGGTGAACACGCCCACGATGAGCGACCACGTGCCCTGGACGGTTTGCCACACGCCGCCGAGGATCTGCTTGATCACCGGCAGCACGAGCACGAACGCCTTCACCAGCCAGCCGATCGCCTTGACGGCCAGCTGCAGCTGGGTGACCAGCACCGCGCCCAGGATCTGCCCGAAGCCGCGACCGGCTTGCGTTGCACCGTGCAACTGCGCAGTGGTGGCCTCGAACGGCGTCAGCAGCTGCTTGACCCACGCCCAGGCCTGGCCCATCGCCGCCGCCACTGTGTCCCACACCGGCCCCAGCGGCGCGAGTGCGGCCTGCAGTTCGGCCAGCACCGGCGCGGCGACATCGACGATGCCCTGCCACACGCCGATGGCGAAGGCCTTGATCGGCCCCCAGTACTTCCACACCAGCAGCGCCACCGCAGCGACAGCCGCACCAATCGCCAGCACCGGCAGGCTGACGCCGCCGAGTAGCGGCAGCAGCAGGCGCGCGCCATTGGCGAGCATGGGCAGCACGCGGCCGCCGAATGACAGCACCTGGCGAATCAGGACACCAAACCCGCCGCCCCCTGACAGCAGCGCGACGGCGCCGTGGATCTGCGAGAACGCCATCGCGGCCACACCGCCGGCCACCAGCAGGCCGCCCAGGATCGTCACCAACGCGGCTGCGCCGATCGCCACTTTGGCGATCGCACCCACCAGCACAGGATTGGCGCGGATCCACGTCGTGACCTGGCCGACCACGGCAGCGGTGCGCTCGGTCAGTTCCTTGAACTGCGGCAGCAGGGTCTGACCGATCGATTGCGACACCACCACAGCGGTGTTCTTCAGCAGCTGCAGCGAGTTGGCCGAGGTGGCCACTCGCGATGCGTACTCAGCCGACATCGAGCCGCCGTAGCGCTGCGCATCGGCCACCTTGGCGAAGTTGCCCTGCAGCAGCTCCAGATTGGTCAGCAGCGGTGCGATCGCACCGATCGACTCGCGGCCGAACAGCTGCGTCATGGTCGCAGCCTGCTCCGCCTTGGGCAGTGAGCGCAGCTTCTGCAGCACTGACATGATTGCCCCGCCGGCGTCCTTCTGCATGACCTGGGCCATGGCGGTGGCCTTGATGCCGAGCTTGTCGAAGGCCTCGCGCTGGCTCTTGGTGGCCGACTCGCCCGAGGCCAGGGTGAGCAGCATGTTCTTGATGCCGGTGGCCGAGACTTCCGACTCGATGCCCATGCCGGCGACGGTGGCGCCCAGCGCGGCCAGTGGCCCGCTCTGCAGGCCAGCGACTTCGCCCAGGGCACCAATGCGGTTCACCACCGCGCTGATCTTGTTGACGCTGGCCGGTCCGGTGTTGCCGAGGTAGTTGATCTTGTCGGCCAACACGACGACCTCGTCCTGGCCCATCCGGAAAGCGGTGCGCCAGGTGGCCATGGTTTGGCCGGCTTCCTCGGCGCTGCTGTCGAAGGCCACGCCCATCTTGGCTGCGTTCTCGGCGAAGCGGACCAGCTCCTGGCGCGGGATGGCGGCCTGGCCGGCGGCCGCCACGATCTTGGCGATCTCGGCCGGCAGCATCGGCAGGCGCATCGAGAGGTTCTCGACATCGCGGCCCATCTGCAGGAACTGCTGCGGCGTCTTGAAGTCCACGACCTTGCGCACGTCGGCCATGGCCGACTCGAACTCCATCGCATCGCTGATCGGCAGCACAGATGCGCCCAGAGCACGCTGGCCGGCGAAGGCCATGCCGGCGCCGTAGGCGCTCGCCTGCAGGCCGGCGCTCTGGATGCGGGCGCTGCGGCGCTGGGCAACGTCAATCGCCGCCAGGCGCTGCTGCTGGGCGCGCATGGCGGTGTTGGTGCTCTCGATCTCGCCGCGCAGGCGCCGCTCATGCGTGACCAGCTCGCGGGTGCTGATCCCCGCCGTCTCCAGGCGACCACGCAGGCGCTGCAGGCCGGCCTCCTGCGCACCGTGCGCGGTCTTGAGTTCGCGTGCGGTGCGCACGGCGCGCTCGAACTCGGCATTCATGGCAGCGGTGGGCGTGCCGGTGGCCTTGATCTGTTGGGCAAGCGTGCGCACCGATTGCCGCTGCGCATCGAGCGCGGCCTTGGCACGCTGTGCCATCGCCACCTGTTCCCGATAGGCGCCGATATCGCGGTGCTGGCTGTTGAGTTGGCGCAGCGCATCACGCTGGTTGCGCAGTGCGGTGGCAACGCCACGGCTGCCACTGAGTACGCGTTTGAACGGCCCGGTGGCGCGATCGACGGCGGCCAGGATGACCTGCAGGCGCAGATTGTCGGAGGCCGCCATTTAGGCGGCCTGGTGCGTTGGGTGGGGCATCATTCGGCTCCGCTTCGCAGGCGGGCACGCTCGCGCCACGCCGTGAGTTCGTGCAGCGACCAGCCGTCCATTTCAGACGGCGGCCAGTGGAAGATGGCCGCGATATCGGCCATCGCATCCTCTACGCAGTCGGGAAGTCCGCTTCCCTCTGTGCCTTCGGTAAGAAAAAAACCTGCACCTCCTGGCCTACCGCCAGCAGGTCCGCCGGATCCATCGCATTGACGTCGGCGGTGGTCAGCGTGGGCGAAGAGATTCGCGGCAGCAGCGTCGCCAGCGCGGTGACATCCAGCTGCAGCACGTCGGTGAGCTTGAGGCCGCGCAGCTCACCCGCACCAGGCTTGCGCACCTTGAGGTCGGTGATGGTCTGTTCGCCGCGCGTGATCGGCTGGTCGAGGGAAATGGCTGGGGAAAAGGTCGGGGTCATCGGAAGGTCTCAGGGCGAAGGCCTGGCGGCGCCAGGCCGGAAGGGTCAGGCGCCAATGGCGCGGCGTTGGGCGGCGAGCAGATCCACGCCGTTGACGATCTCGGTCATGTTGACCAGATCGATCTCGATGACGGTGGCGCCGTTGATGGTCAGCTTGTAGTAGCTGGCCGAGGTCTTGACCGAAAACTCGGTGTCATCGCCGGACTTGCCGGTGCCCGGGTCGATCTCGCTGTGGCGGCCGCGCACGACCACTTCCACCGCATCCACCTCGCCGCTGTCATCGCGCTGGTAGGCGCCGGCAAAGCGCAGCTGCACGGCGTTGTGCGTGGTGGCGCCGTACTGATTGAGCACACCGCGCATCAGGCCGCCGCACTTCCATTCGAGCTCGATCTTCTCCTGGCCGAAGTCGATATCGACCGGGCCATTCATGCCGCCGCCGCGGTATTCCTCCATCTTGCGGGACAGCGTGGGCAGCTTCACTTCGACCACTTGGCCGAGATAGCTCTCACCGTCGTTGAACAGGTTGAGCGCCTTGAGTTTCTTGGGCAACGCCATGGGGTTCTCCGGGAATCAGATCGGGTGCGTTACGCGTTGACGCGCTCGGCGAAGTCGGCCAGGTAGCTGGTGGTGATCTTCTGGTACAGCTGCAGGTTCTCCAGCGGCGGCACCGGGGTGTAGTCGTAGTCGATGCGCAGCGCGCCGTCGGCGAGCGTGGTGGCGCTGTTGACGGTGCCGTCGTACCAGGCGTTGGCATCGATCAGATAGCCCGACGACTTCAGGTCGCGGAACTTGGCGTTGATCGTTTCGATCAGGTCTTTGACCAACGAGGGATGCATCGGCTTGTCGACGGAGAACGCCACGCCCTCGGCGATGGTGTCGGCCAGGATCTGCGCGGTGCGCGTGGCCGTCTCGAAGGCGAACATCGTGTCTTCCGCGCACGTGCGCGATCCCCAGAAGCGTTGGCCGTTGAAGGTCACCAGCGTGGTGATGTCGCCCTCGTTGAGCACACCGGCATCGGTGGCCGGATCCTGCAGATCCCAGTGCACATCCTTGGAGATGCCGGTGACTCCGGCCACCGGCACGTTGGACAGGCTCTTGTGCCACCCCTGCTCGGTGTCGATCTTGGCGCGCAGGCCGAGCGCACGCGCGGTGGCATACGCCGCCATCGTGGTGCTGGTGGCCGTGTCGAAGGCGAGGAAGTCCGGCCAGATCAGCATTAACTCGCGGTCGCTGAACTGGCCTCGGTAGGTGACGGCCTCGGCGACGGTGTCGGCAACGGGGCGCACATAGGCCATGGCGCGCAGCTTCCTGGCGACAGTCGCTAGCGCCTTGGCCACCTCAAGTGTGTCCAGACCCGGGACGCCCAGGATGCGTGGTCGCACGCCCAGCTGTGCCTGCGCGGAGAGCAAGGCATACAGGCCGGTGTAGCCGCTGGACTTGGCCTCGCCAATGACGTTGCTGGTGGTCTTGGCCGCATCTGCGTCCTCGGCCACACGCACAACGATGGTGACCGGGTTGGTCTGGTCGGCGATGCCCTGCAGCGTGGCGCGCAGCGTGCCCTTGATGCCGGCGCTGGCGACCGCAGCCAGCACATCGGTGATCAGCACCGCTTTGTTCAGTGGGAAGACTTTCTCATCCGCGTCGGATGCCGTGGCGACCAGGCCGACGACAGCAGTAGAGACGGTGCGGATGGTGCGCGTACCCGCGCTGACTTCGATGACGCGGACGCCGTGGTGGTAGGCAGTAGACATAGGTTCCTCGATCAGGACGAGCGGAAAAGGAGCGGAATGGTCAGGCGTGCGCGGGCATTGGCTGGGGCAACGTCGGTGCGCTGCCCTTCGATGGTCAGCAGGAAGCTGCCCGGCGCCTCGCCTACGACCAGGTCGACGCGGGTCAGGCGCAAACGCGGCTCCCAGCGCATCAACGCAGTGGCGGTGGCGCCGTAGAGCAGCGTGCGTGTGGCGCCGTTGAAGGGTTGGTCGATCAGCTCGGGCAGCAGCGAGCCGAAGTCGCGCCGCTGCTCGCGCGTGCCGATGGGTGTGGTGAGAACGCAGGCGATCGACTGGGCCAGGTGCTGCTCGCCTTCAATCAGCCGGCCGGTGCTGGCATCGACGCCGATCATTGCGGGCCACCGCTGAGTGCGCTGCCGGCGGTGACGCCAGTGGTCTTGTGGTTCTTGAGACTGATCCCGCCGCCGAGCACGTCGGTGTCGACGGTAGCGGTGCCGGTGATGCCTGCGTCGCCGTTGATCTGCGTGGTGCCGTTGACCGTCAGGGGGCCGTTGAGCGTGATGCCGCCATCGGCCGTAATGGTCGCGGTACCGCCGCTGGGCAAGGTCGCCTGCAGCGCATGCGCATCGGTGTCGTACTGCAGCTGGGCCCCATCGGCAAAGCGCAGCACGTGCAACGTGTCGGAGGCGGCAGGCGCTGCAAACTGATCGGAATACAGGCCGCGTAGCACCAGGCCATCGGCCAGGTCGCCGGCCGGTGACAGCACGACGACCTGTTCGCCGATTGCCGGCGCCGACCAAACGATGGTGCTGCCGGCCAGCGTGACCACCCAGGGCAGATAGTCGGTGAGCATCTCGCCGACCTGCACGCGGCATCGCGCGTGGGCGAGATTCACCTCGGCCACGGTGCCGAGGCGAATGGCGTTACTCAGTGCGGAGGATGTGGTGCCCATGCAGCCATGGTCGGTGGCTTCATGACGTGGCGCACTTGAATCGATGCGTATAACGGTTGGCTACACGGAGCGCAGTCGAGTCCATTTGATCAAGCGACGTCGGCGTGCTGCACCTCACGATCCAGTATGCGCCGGCGCTGACGTCAGGCGAAGCCGACTGCTTCTGCAACCAGCGTAATGACCGTGGTTGAAACATAGCCAGTGGCATTATTACGGATGCGGATGGTCAGCCTGCCTTCCCCATAGCACTCGTTGCCTGATCCCGAGAGCGCTGTGGATGTGATGCTGCAGCCATAGTCGCCGGTCAACGGCGAGTAGTTCGCAGCTGAGTTGGAAGATGTCCCGTTGCGATTGCCGCGTAGCCAAGACACTGCAAAATCCAGCTGCACAGCATAGTTGCTCGCCGGTTGACCGTTGGGTAACCACGTGCCGGAAGTTGGAGAACCACTCACCGCTTTCCCAGAGAGGCCAATCGCCCAGGTCCCATTCGCTCGAATCCAGAACGATGCGCTTGCCGTCTGGCTGCCGCCTTCGGACGTGGCGGCTTGGCTGCCCGCGTAATAGTGGATGCCATTGTTGGACAGCGTGTAGACCGCGCTGCCCTTTCGCGCCCATCGGTTACTCAGGTCAGAGCCCGCATTGTCACGGTAGCCAACGTCCGCCGCTCTGCTTCCAAATGCCAACGGTGCATACCGACGGTGCAAGTCGTTGCCATCGTTCGAGCGGTAGCCCGATGCGCTGCCAACGTCACCCTGCACGTACAGGTCGAAGACATCATCGAAATCGAGCCCTGCGCCCGTGCGAAATCCCGTTGCCATATTAGGCAATCGCCGGCGGCAGGGCGGCAGCAGCCTCGTTGTGCAGGCGGTCATAGACGGCCTTCAGGTAGACGACGACGCCTGCAGCGCTGACATTTGAAAGATCCTGGCCGGTTACAGGATCCACAAGGCCGGCGGCGAACATGCGCGTCGCGATGGCATCTGAGGTTGTGGTGAGCGGCTCCCGGCCATCCAACATCTTGTTCACAGCGCCATCCAGCAGCAGAAACTCCATGCCCTGGAAGACTACGTTTGCCACGCCGGTCAGCGGGTCGTAGAAGAAATGGGACTCCACGGCGATGCGCTCAACGTCAACGCCTGGCGCAAGTGTGCGGATTCGAGAATTACTCTGCATGGGATCTACCTGTTGGGTCAGTGACTGGGGCGTAGGTCAGCGAGATCCGCCTGCAACTGTCGAACGGCAGTGGATAGTTGCTTGATGGCGTTGAAGGCGACGGGTAGCAGCTGGTCAATGTGCACTGCCGGGACCAGTTCGCCCTGAAAGCTCACGCCATGTGCGTCCACTGTCTCGGGCATCACCTCCAGCAGCTGCTCTGCATCGAAGAACAGGCGCACGCGGCCATCCGGGTTGTACTGCTCCTTGTAGCGCCCCAGCAGCGTGGTGACCTGTTCCACCTCGGCCAAGCCGTAGGGTAATGCGCCGATGATGTTTTTCAGCTTGCGGGAAGAGCCGAAGTCAAACCCGCCGACGGCTGATAGCGCGCCAGAAGTAGTCAGCCCCAGGCGCTGCTGCAATGCGCCGTTGTAGGTCGCCATGCCGATACGAAGGTGACCGTTTTCGCTCCAAAAGCCGATGTTGTAGGCGCCGTCGATCAGTCCGAAGCCGCCACCGAAGCTGCCGGAGCTCAGATGGGCAAAGCTGTTGACGCCGTTGCCTGGACTGCTCACGGTCGCCTTCAGCAGTAGGCTTCCTGCGGTGTTCAGTACGGCCTCTGCCGCGCCGTTGAAAGCGCCGTTGGGTCGAAGATAGATACTTGTGCCACCCTCAGCCCCGAGGACAGTGACGTTGCTCTTGCTGATGAAATAGCCCGATGCGGAGCCAAAGCTATCGGCGTGCACGGACCCTCCGAACGTGCCTGCACCTGTGACGGCGAGCTGCGTGGTTTCGAGGTAGAGCGCGTTGGCGCCGGTCCGGATGCGACCTGCGACCCAGGAATTATTCGCCGTGTTGACGAAATCCATGACAGGCGTGCCGTTGCCATAGTCACGCATGAGTACCCGGCCGGCGGTGGAGACGATCGCGTCGAATGCGCCTTGTGCACCGCCGCTCAGATTGATCCCCAAGCGCGGCACCGTGAGCTGCCCCGTCATGGCGTCGCCACTCTTCAGCACGTAATTGGCGTGCGAATGCTCGGTGGGAGTGAAGGTTTGCGGCTTGTTGCCGACCTGGTCCCACGACGGCCACTGGCTCGCGGTGGCGGGGATGCCGGTCAAGTTTTCCCACGCCCGGTAGTAGGCGCCATGCTGCCCGTCGAGCTTGTCGGCATCCAAGTTGTTGCCGGCCCCTTCATCCTTGAGGGCAGCTCCCTTCAGTTCCAGGGCGGTGCGCAACAAGGCGGCGCTGGTAATGCCCAGCAGTCCACGCATGAAAGCCGACGGCGCATCGGCTCCCAGGCGGGCATCCAAGATCCTCTTCAACAACCACGTGGTGATGACGCGGATCTTGTCGTTGCCTGCAGCGGCTTCTTCTTCAGTCGCTAGCTCGACGATCCCGGCCACGTCAGTCGTGGCGGCCGGATCGGTGAAGTTGGTGCCGCCGAATGTGATTTGCTGTACGTCGATGTCAGCAAACACTGCATCGAGAGCGAGCAGCATCATGGCTGCGGCCGCCTTGCCCAGTAGAAGTGTCGGCTGGCGATAGACGGCGAACAGTGTGCCGTTGGACAGGTACAGGCCGAACCCATAGCAGTCATAGACTGCATCGGACTCATCGCGGATGGACACGTGGATGGTGTCGTCGGCGGTGACAGCCCCGCCCACAGCCGCTACCCGCTTGATTTCGCCGGGTAGCGCGGTCAATGCGGCCGAGGCGCTAAACGGCGCGTTCGCGATGCCAACATGGCTGATCAGCACCGAATTGGTACCGGTGTTGGGTGCATTGACCAGCGCGGCGCGGCCGGCGGTGGTGACTTGGAGCTTGAGACCGGGCATGTCGGGGTCCAGTTACTGGGCATCCATGAGCAGGCGCCGGTAGACGGCTGGCCGCGCGACGGCGAGTACGCCGATGCGGGCCTCTGCTTGGAATCCCTGAGTGAAGGTAAAGTGGGAACGGACAGGCTTGGTGCGCTCGACCTCGGCGATAACCTCATTGACGAAGCGAGACGTTGCGGTCTGGCCATCGGTCCCGGTCAACGTGAGCGTGAGCTCGAAAGTGTGTGGCGCGCCGCGCGGGTCGGTCTGCCACCACTCGCGGATGGCCACCGCGCCGCCGAACGACTCGACCACCATCCGGACGCTGTTGGCCGTGCCCTTGCGCCGCTGGATAGCCATGGCGCTACGCAAGCGCGAGCGCTTGACCGCATCGCTCCAGTCGGCCCTCCAGTCGTCCACTGATAGCGTCCAGGCCAGCCACGGCAGATGGCCTGCTGGGCACGTGTCAGGATTCCACAGATCCGTGTACGGCAGCGGGATCGCTTCCAGGCGATCGGCGACGGCCGCCAGGGCGCGCTCCATCGGCGTGGCATTGGGCGGCAGCGGTGAACTACTCATCGATGCCGGCGTGCACGATGTCGATCGCGGTGCAGTAGGCGGCCTGCGTGCGGCTGATCCGGATGTCGGCTGCAGGCGAGTCCAGCTCGATGCGCTGCACACCATCGGCGAAGAGCTTGGCCTTGATGGCAGATTCCGGTACATCGCGACCGATGCGGTGCGCTTCGGCGAGATAGGCCTGCAGGCTGCGCAGGGCTTCGCGCATGACCACCGCCGAGTCGGGGCCAGCGTAAGTGTAGACGCGCCCACGGATGGCATACGGGACGATCTGCGCGCTCTGGACCGCGACTTCATCGGTCAACGGGCGCACGTCGGCATCTGTCAGCACGGCGGCCACTTCGTCGAGTAATTCCTGCGGCGCGGTGCCATCGCCAGTGCGCGATTGCACAGTGACCAACACTTGACCAGGCGCAGGGCTGGTCGCGCTGGCGTCCATGACATCCGCGGATGCGCTGAGTGCATGGTAGATGTAGGCACCCTCGGGGCCGGCCACACTGAAGCCCTCGGGCGCCAGCTGGATGCGGCGGCGGAAGTCCACGTCCGACTCACGTGTCGGTGCAATGCCGTCCTCCGGCCGCCCTGGATCGAGCACCAGGCGCGCGACGCCAAACAAGGCGCCCAAGTGATCGAGGTTGTTGCCGGTGGCGAAGGCCAGCATCGTCTGCTGCGCCTTATCGTTGGCGCGCTGGCGGAGCAGTAGCTCGCGGGCTGCGAATAGCTGCAGGATCTTGTAGACCGGATCGGCTTCCGAGAACGCGGAGAACTCTGGTAGCAGCTTACGAAATTGGGCTAGCGCTTCCTCGAATATCGCTTCGAAGCTCAGTACCTCAATTAGATCTGGAGCTTGAAGCTTAGACAGGTCGACTGCAGTGAAAGAAGCCATGATGGCACCGATAGGAAACCCTTGTAGATTTCCCCGCCGATGCCTATAGGCCAACACATATGTCCTGTAGAGCGACGCGCTACAAGTTCTGCAGCACGTATCGAGTCCGCTAGTCATGGGCCGATTTGATGCGGGTTCACGTAATAGGTGTATTTGACAGAATTCATCGTATATGACGATTTTCAGAGCTACCTACATACCGCCGTCCGGTTGTATTTACTTGATCTAGGTTGATCTTATTTGCACGGGCAGTTTTTAAATATAAACAAAACACAATGTGTTTAACTGAAAATCTCAAAAACTTTATGGAAAACCTATTGAGGGTTGACGCTTCGCATATGTCAAATGGTTTTCGCTGGCAGCAATGCTTTCCAATTTTGGGTCAGGCATGCTTTAAATTCGTCTATACGGACTTGATCATGAAAAACATATTTAGGTCACTTGGTCTCAAGTCAAGCAGAAGCAGTGCTCCGCAGCCAAGCTATCAAGCGCCATCATCTTCTGAGAACTCTCCGCAATCATCGCCGGAGCGGTCATCACCTGCTAGGCCTACGACCTTTTCAGGGTTGGCGAGTCGCCCGCGTCGTAAAGCTGAGTTACTAGCTAGCGAATTGCAGAAAGTGCAATCCTCCAGCGCCAATAATTCAAGCCTGCAGCAATATGCTAGGAATACATTAAATAACCTGGAGAATGGGATCCAGCCAACTCCTGGCGACACTATGATTGACATCGAAAATTTGCATGAGGTGGTTGCATCTTATCGCTACGAAGATTTAAATCTGCGCGCATTTAATTCTATAGAAAATTTCATTGATTCTCTTGAGGCCGGACGTAGTTCGCAAAGTCGGCAACGCGCTATCGTGCGCGATTATCCTAACGTCCACCACTTCGCAGTTGATGTTAAACACCATGAGAATGGGGCATCTACATTGATTGTTCTCGAGTCTGCATCAGCCGGGAACGAGACAGCCTTGCCAGGATATACAAAACTCGCATCCATGCTCCGGTCAAAGTTTGGCGGCAGTGCACGCATGGTGGTGATTGAGGCAGAGGCACAAAAATCCTTGAATGACTGTGTGATTTTTGCATTGGATTTTGCTTTGGCAGCATATCAGAAGCGTAATAGCGTATTCGAGGGGTGGCATGACAATTTGGCGAATCACGGATCAATTGCCGACCAAGGCGAAAGACATAGAAAATATGGTCCGTTTGACTCCGGGCTATTTCGTAATCACGGGGTGTTTTTGATTAAGGGGTGGGGTGTGCTTCCACCTATATTTTACAAGCACTGTCAGTCTCGTGAAGTTCTTCAAGGAGTCGAGAAGAGACAGCCTGGGAGCTTGGATACAAATGTTAGTACGGGAGGAAATAGAGAGCAGGATGAGTCGCTTTCTGAGCGGATGGAAGCTTTTACAGACAGTCGTGGTTACCGGCCGAGAAATATTTCAATAGAAACCTCTCGCGCCACAAAAATTCGCCATGCGTTGAGTCGTAGCTAATAAGCCCTTAAGTGACTAGACGATTAATTAGCATGTCACGAATAAGCGCATAATCACCCTCCGCCAGCCCCAGTAAGGTGCGTTTCTCATAGCTAACTTTAGGCCCGTCTGGCCGGATTTTCTCGGCCAGACCTTCTTGATGGACGCGTGCAATCCGCGAAACGCGCCCCAAGAAACCAACGCTCACCACGTTGGGACTGGCGCTGATCTTGAAGTGCTTCGCCTGCCGCAGCTTGACGAACATTTTCGCGCGTTTGACGCGCCCTGATTTCTGCCGCAGCTGCTGCTTGCGCGGGGCGTACTGCGAACCGTCAGGCGCCTGCTGTTTACCGATGCGCTGGCTTTGCGAACGCCGCAGTTCCGTTCCGATCTTGCGTGCCAGCGTGCGGCGTTCGCCCGGCTGCAGGCGGGCCAGCAACGGCGCGGCCCAGTTCTCCAGTGCGGTCAGCTCATCCATGTCGGATCGATCACCGGCTCGGGCGCATGGGTCATGTCATAGCCGCCGCCGTCTTTTGCTGTGACCACCACGCGCTCGGTCAGCGGCAACTTGATCGACAGGTCCACCGCGTCGTTGGCGAGGATGTCGGCCTCGAAGGTGATGTCGCCACGACGCGCCGTATTGGAGAGCAGCTCGGACTGATTGACCTGCACCCATTCCAGCAGCGGCAGCATCACGCTGTCGGGATGGCCGGCGTAGTCGGTCAAGATCAGGTTGAGCGTGTATTGGTACTCGAACGAGAGCCCCGGCTGGAACGTGCTGACCAGGCTGCCTGCATCGATAAACACCAGCAGCCGATCGGCATCGCGTGCCAGATCCGGCAATGCCGCGACCAGATGGGCACGCAGGCTCGCTGGCTTGATCATGGCGCCGGCTCCGGTGCGTGCAGGTCGATCCAGTCCTGCAGCGCGCTCAGCTGCGCGGCGGTGGCGTGGCAGCTGGTGTAGTTGTCGGCAACGGTGCCGGCGACGGCAGAGAGCGTAATGCCGGCGGCCGGCGCATCAGGATCTCCGGTGGGCGGCCCGGCAGGGTTGCCCGTTGCGGCGGCGTCGTGCAGCCGCACAAAGCCAGCAGGGATAGCGCAAGCAGCGTCGGCTTTCTGAGTGACATAGATCGGGATCTCGCGGGTGATGGTGGCGCCGGCTTCGCGCACGATTTGCACGCGGTCGACGTACTGCGTCACGACCGTGGTGGAGCCTTTGGCGCTGTCGCGTTCCGCTTCGGCCTGGCGCTTGGCCTGCAGCGCTGCATCGCGGTCTTGCTGCGCTGCGCTGACGCGCTGCTCTTGCCACACGCAGCCACCGACGAGCACTGCAATCAGCGCCAGCAAGATGATCAGGCGGGTGACCATCAGGGCACGCCCAGGATCTGGAGGGCGCGCTGCGTGCGCGTGACGCGATCGCTGTGGCCTTCGGGCAAGCGCTTTGTGCGTACGTTGCCCAGATTGATCTTCCGGCCCAGGCCCAGCACGTCGCCCGCATCGGCCAGCGCGTTGAGGCCATTGTCGTGCCAGTACGCGGCCGCGCCCAGTGCACTGGGTTCCACCTGCAGCAGTAGGTCGGGCTGTTCTTCCACCGGCAATCCGATCAGCACACCGATGCGGCGGTAGTTGCCACGGAACGTGTGTTGCATCGGGCCACGTCCCCGGAATAGGTGACCATCGCCGCTGGCTTCGTTGCCATTGCCCAGGCGGTCGGCGTAGACGAAGTTGGCCAGGCCGACCGGGTTGCGCAGGAACTTGGGCGCCTGGGCCGGCGTGATGCGCCCGCCGTACACCTCCAACAGCCGTGCGCTCGTCGTGTATGTCAGCCCTTCTTCCATCCGCGACAGGCTCAGGCTTTCGTGGCCGACTTCGCCGAGCCAGTGCGCGGCGCGGCGCTTGGTGGTGATGCCGAAGCGGTTGGCGGCGGCAAGCAGCGGGCTGTGCCAGCGCTGGGCGCGTTGCGGCGAGCACTGCATGATCGAGGCGAGCTGGGTATCGGTGAACATCAATCGACCTTCAGGATGCGCGCCACATTGCCCTGGGCGCGGTAGGTGAGCACCGCCAGCACGATCAGCGTGCCCAGGTGCCAAAGACTGACTTGCGAGCCGGCGCCGGCCAGCAGGATGTGCAGTGCCTGGCCGCCGGTGCTGGCGATCAGCAACCACGCGCACCAGCCCGCGCCGCGTCGATGGCGCGCATCAACTGGCCGGTGGTAGGTAAGCAGGCGGACGCAGATGGCGAGCGAGGCCATCAACGTCAGGACGGTGACCAGGCTATGCACTGGGCGGACCTCCACGACGTAGGAAGGAAAAGTCAAAGGACTTGCTCTTTTCGATCAGGCCCAGCGTCACCGTGATGGCGCACGCCGCGCTGGCGAAGGCGGCCACGCCACTGGACTTGATGGGCAACCAGCGCAGGATCTCCGGCGCCAGCTGGTAACCGGCGATCACGCTCACCGGGAAATAGATCAGCCGCGCCAGCAGCGGTTGCTTGGCGGCAGACACGACAAACAGCGCGCCGCCAGCAAACGCGCCGATCAGCGCATCGCCGTCGATGCCAGGCAGCACGGAGGCAAGGCCCACACCGGTGGCGATCAAAAAGCCGCTCGATACGGAAGTGGGTTCGGTCATCAGATCAGTCCCATAGCTGCACAAGCGGCGTCATTGCCGCTGTGGTGGTGGTTACCTCGGGCAACTCCACTGGCGTGCCATGCGGCAGCACGGCGCCCAGTTCGGCCAGGCCGGGATTGAGGAGATAGGTGCGCTCGACCAGGCCGGTCGTGCTGCCCAGGTGGCGCCAGCACAGCAGGTCGACGGTGTCGCCTTGCATGGCGTGCACGCGCATCAGATGAGCTCCACCGTGCTGCGCGGCAGGTTCTGCAGATCGCGCACGGCCCAACGCTGGTCGCGGCGTAGCTCGGTGATGCTCGGTGACAGGTCATCTGCGCGCTGGTTGGCGCTGTCGGTGGCGTCGAAGCTGCGGTAACGCTCTGCCACTTCCACGGCCGTGGCGCACGCCACCGCACGCAAGTACAGCTGCACGCGGCGTGAGACGCCGTCGACGGTGGTGCTGGGTACATCGGCCAACGCGGTCCAGCCGGCGGCCTGCTGCGCCTGCGCCCAGGTCTGCAACTCATCGTTGACCGCCAGCATGGCGGCGACGATGGCGTGGCGCAGACGCGCGTCGGTCACGGTGCCATCCAGGCGCATGCTCGCCCGCACATCGGCCGGTGCGATCGCCGGCCAGAACGGCGCATTGGCGATCGCATCAGGCGTGGCGCTGGTGGTTCCGGTGGCAGTGAATCCGCTCATGGATGGCTCGAAAGAGATCGCCGGTGGTCGGGGCGTCACCGCAGCGATGAAGTGCTGTGGATCAGCCCCGAGCCGGCGAGGGTTGCGGGGGGACGCTCGGTTATGCGCTGATGCCCGCAGGCTCAGCGCTGAACTTCTTCAGGAGGCGCTCGGCGCGCTCCAGATCCTTCTTGCCGCCGCAGCTGCCATGCAGTGCAATGGCGCGCTGCAGGTCGGCCACAGCGGCAGCGGCGATCGGCTGCGCCTGGTCGGCGGGAGTCTCGTCGGTGATGCCCGCCAGCGATGCGCGAGCCAGCGCCAGGTGCAGCTTGGCGCGCACCTCGTCGGGCATGTCCTGCTCGGCGGTCAACGTGGCGGTGTCGGCCAAGACGGCCGCATCGAACGGCTGGCCTGTCTTCTGCGCCGACAACGCCGCCTCGGCCACTTCCTCTGCCAGCACGCAGCCGACCGTGCGGGAGAAGCGGTCGGGCATCTGCAAGCCGTGCTTGAGCACATAGGCGCCCAGCTCCAGCGCGCCGGCATAGTCGCCGGCATCAATGCGCCACACCATGCACGTCATGACGATCTCGTCCTGCGCGCCCTGGCCGCCAGCCAGCACGCCGGCCAGATACGGCACGTAGGTCGGCAGCAGCTGCACCTTGAGCGCCGCCTTGCCCTGGGTGGACTGGATCTGCTTCAAGCGCAGGCGATCGCTCTGCAGCTGCGCCATGTGCTGCTCGTAGGCCGTTGCACCGGCCATCAGCTGGTGCGGAGCACGCTGCGCCGCTTCCAACTCGGCCAGCACGCGGCTGTGGTGACGCTTTGCGGGACTGTCGGCCATGGCTTAGGCCTCGATCTCGATGTGCTCGACAACACAGCCCAGGCCGTAGTCCTCGACCACGTAGGCATCGTTGGAGGACTCGTAGTTCTCGATGCGATCGCGTGCGGGCACTTCCTGGATGTAGCGACGGCGGCCGCCGGTCTGGTAGTAGATCGACAGGTTCGCCAGCGAGGTGACCATCAACGCGCCGTCCGGCAGGTACGGCACCTCGGCCACCTGCAGGCCACCGACGCGGCGCTGGCTCAAGATCAGGTCGGTGGCGATCTTCTCGCTGGCCGCCTGGTCCTTGTTGACCATCGGGAAATACTTGTCGTGCATCAGGTCGCGGCCCAGCACCACCACCAGGCTCGGATCCTTGCGGTGCCACGGGTCCAGCAGATTGCTCACGACGTCGTACACCAGTGCGTCGAGGTTGCCGTAGTCGGCGCCGGCAGCGGCGCCGCCGATGACCACCTTGCCTGCAGCCTTTCCGCTCGCCAGCACGCGCTGGGCGGCATTGGTGCGGTACTGCTGCATCCATCCGATGTTGACGTCTTCCAGCAGCGGGAACGTGGCGCGGTCGGTGTCGGCAGCGGCGTGCGTGCCGTTGAAGCCGATCTGCAGACGGTCCAGCGCCTGACGCTTGACGATGGCATCGCGCAGGCGCGCCTGGAAGTCCGGGAACTTGGCCCAGGTATCGAGCAGCGCATACGGGATCGCGGTGTCGAAGTCGGTCTTCTTGGCGACGTACTCGTTCTTGTCGAGCGCGGCCACGTTGCGCGGAGTGCGGGTCTTGCCAGCGCCGGTGTCGGTGCGGCTGGCGATGCTGCCGGTGACGCCGATGCCCACCTTCTGGCCGGACAATTCGTCCACCGGGATGATGTTGATCTTGGACAGGAACTCGCTCGATTCCTGCATGCGCGTTTCCAGCTTCTGCTGCACGGTCGGATCGACAGCGAAGGAATGGAATGCGGAGGTGATGCCGTTGAGCTTTGCGATCTGCTCGGCGAACTGATTGAACTGAAGGCGGGTGGCGTTTTGCATGTTGGCTCCGAAGGGTGTGGCGCTGCGGCGTGTGTGGTGTGGGATCAGCAGTCAGTCAGCACGGCCGCGCCGCTGCCGGTAACCACCGGGCGTGCGGGCTGTGCCGGATCGGGCTGCTGCGACAGCGACTCGCGCAGCTGCGCCAGGTCGTTTGCCAGTTGTTCGTGCTTGGTCTTCTGCTCGGCGTGTTCGGCCTGCAGGCGGTTGAAGCGTTCGTCCTGGCCACGCACGTGCTCGGCGATCTCTTCGACGCCCTGGCCGAGGTCGGCGAACTGCTCGGCGGTGATGCTGGTGGCGTCCTCGCTCTTGAGCGCGGTGCGGATCCGGCTGAGCAGATTGGCGACCGGGCCTTCGCTGACTTCGCTGAATTCCAGCGCGGTTTCCTCGGCGACGGTGAACAGGTTGCCCGGTGACTGCTTGCGATCGGCCAGCGGATTGGCGTCGGGGTTCTGGCTGGCGAAGCTGAGCATGGAGGTGCCCAGGCTGGCCGGGGAATCGGTGACCGCCAGGCCGATTAGATACGCCTTGCCGGTGTTGGCGAACTTCTCCTGCACCTCGATGCTGGTGTAGAGCTTCTGCTTGGACTTGTTGATGGTGATCAGGTCGGCGGTCGGCTCGATCTGTGCGAACAGCGCCAGACGCTTGCTGCCGTCGATCTCCACCTCTTCGGCTTTGACGGCGGTGACATCGCCATACGCACGGAACGGCGAGTCCGGCAGCAGGCTGCGCATGTGTTCGATCCAGATGCGCGCACCGTAGGTCTCGCGGTTGTAAGTGGCGGCCATGTCGTCGATCCAGCTGCGCTGAATCGTGCGGCCATCGGTGGTGGCGCCTTCGACGGCCACGCGGAACCAGTTGGAACGGAATTTCTTGGTCTTGCCCGACATGGGTGTCCTTTACGCTGGATGCGTTTGCGATGACCCATGGTCAAACGCGACGCACAACGCAGCAACGCAATCACCCTGTAAATCAGGCGATTACGCGTCGTTCAACTGTCCGGATTAAGAGGTGGGCCGCACCCTGGTCGGCATGCAAAGCGTTGCCACCCAGCTCCCGATGGACACCCGCAGACAGGCCAAGTTCCTGTACTGGATGGGATGGCGCGTGACCGAAATTGCGCAGGCCATCGGCGAGAACGAGAAGACTGTACACAGCTGGAAGTCGCGTGACGAGTGGGATCGCGCAGATAACGTCGAGCGCATCGGGGGAGCACTGGAAGCACGCCTGGTCGTGTTGATCATGAAGCCGGAAAAATCCGGCGGCGACTTCAAGGAGATTGATCTGCTGCACCGGCAGTTGGAGCGCCAAGCGCGCATCCAACGCTACCAGGGCGGCGGCAACGAGGCCGATCTGAACCCGGCTGTGGCCAATCGCAACGCCGCACCGAAGAAGAAGCCCAAGCGCAACGACTTCACCGAGGAACAGATCGAGCAGCTGACGACGGCGTTCGTCGACGGCTGCTTCGATTACCAGCGCGACTGGTACCGAGCCGGCAACGAGCGCACCCGCATCATCCTCAAGTCACGCCAGATCGGCGCCACGTTCTACTTCGCCCGCGAGGCGCTGATCGACGCGCTCACCACTGGGCGCAATCAGATCTTCCTCAGTGCGTCCAAGGCACAGGCGCATCTGTTTCGCGGCTACATGCAGCAGTTCGTGCGCGAGACGATCGACGAAACGCTCTCCGGCGGCGACAGCATCGTGTTCCCGAACGGCGCCGAGCTGTTCTTCCTGGGGACCAATGCGCGCACCGCGCAGGGTTACCACGGCAATTTCTATTTCGACGAGTTCTTCTGGACTTACGGGTTCAACGAGTTGAACAAGGTCGCCAGCGGCATGGCGATGCACAAAAAGTGGCGCAAGACCTACTTCAGCACGCCGTCGAGCATGGCCCACGAGGCCTATACGTTCTGGACCGGCGAGCGCCGCAACAAGGGTAAGCCGGCTGCCCAACGGATCCAGATCGATGTGTCGCATGACGCGCTGGCCGGCGGGCGCCGCTGCCAGGACCGCGCCTGGCGGCAAATTGTCAACATCCTCGACGCCCAGCGCCGTGGCTGCGACCTGTTCGATATCGAAGAACTGCGCGAGGAATACAGCCCGGACGCGTTCGCCAACCTGCTGATGTGCGACTTCGTCGACGACGGCGCCAGCATCTTCCCGCTGGCGATGCTACAGCCGTGCATGGTCGACAGCTGGGTGGAGTGGGGTCAGGACTACAAACCGTTCGCCGCGCGCCCCTACGGCGATCGCGCCGTGTGGATCGGCTACGACCCAGCTGAAACCGGCGACACCGCTGGCCTGGTCGTGCTGGCGCCGCCGCAGCCCGGCGGCAAGTTCCGGCTGCTGGAGCGCATCCAGTTCCGAGGCATGGACTTTGCCAAGCAGGCCGCCGAGATCGAGCGCATCACGCGCCGCTACTGGGTGACCTACATCGGCATCGACACCACCGGCATGGGCAGCGGTGTGGCGCAGCTGGTGAAGCAGTTCTTCCCGAATCTGGTCACCTTCAGCTATTCGCCCGAGGTCAAAACGCGCCTGGTGCTCAAGGCCTTCGACGTGATCCACAACGAGCGACTGGAGTTCGACGCCGGCTGGACCGACGTGGCGCAATCGTTGATGGCCATCCGCAAGACGATGACGGCCAGCGGCCGGCAATCCACCTTCACCGCTGGCCGCTCGGAAGAGACCGGCCACGCGGACCTGGCGTGGGCACTGTTCCACGCGCTGCAGAACGAACCGCTGGAAGGGCGCACCGCGCGCAACTCCGGCTTCATGGAGATCTCTTGATGTTGACCGACCAGCTGCCCGCCACCGCGCCTGCAGCGCCCACGCGTGCCGAGGCCTTCACCTTTGGCGACCCGACGCCGGTGCTCGATGGGCGCGGCGTGCTGGACTATCTGGAGTGCTGGCAGAACGGGCGGTGGTACGAGCCACCGGTGGCGCTGGACGGTCTGTCCAAGACCACCCGCAGCAATCCGTTTCTGCAGTCCGGGCTGATCTTCAAGCGCAACATGCTGGCGCGCACCTTCAAGCCGCACCGGCTGCTGACGCGCGAGGCATTCGAGCAGCTGTCACTGGACTGGATCACGCTGGGCAATGGCTACCTTGAGCGCCGCCGCAACCGAATGGGCGGTGCGCTGTCGCTGACTGCGCCGCTGTCCAAGTACATGCGGCGCGGTATCGCCGAGGGCGAGTACTTCCAGGTGCGCACCTGGCACGACGAGCATGTGTTCGAGTCGGGTAGCGTGTTCCAGCTGCGCGAAGCCGATGTCGATCAGGAACTCTACGGCCTGCCGGAGTGGATGCCGGCGATGCAGTCGGCGCTGCTCAACGAGTCGGCCACGCTGTTCCGCCGCAAGTACTACAACAACGGCTCGCACGCGGGTTTCATCCTGTACCTGACCGATCCCCAGCAAAGCCAGGAGGACGTCGACGCGCTGCGCGCCGCCATGAAGGGCGCAAAGGGGCCGGGCAACTTCCGCAACCTGTTCCTGTACTCGCCAGGCGGCAACAAGGACGGGCTGAAGCTGATCCCGGTCAGCGAAGTGGCAGCCAAGGATGAGTTCAGCGGCATCAAGGGCATCACCCGCGACGACATGCTGGCCGCGCTGCGGATCCCGCCGCAACTCATGGGCATCGTGCCGCAGAACGCTGGTGGCTTCGGGTCGATCCGTGAGGCCGCTGCCGTCTGGGCCGCCAATGAGCTGGAGCCGCTGCAGGCGCGGATGCTGAAGATCAACGACTGGGTAGGCGATGAGGTGATCTCGTTCACCCCGTACGCGCCGCCAGCGACCGCGTAATCCTTTCCCACTGCAAGACCACGCAATGCTCAAGAACCTCCGTTGTGGCGAGTGCGCCCGCCTACTGTGCAAGGCCGGCGCATTCGATGAAATCCAGATCAAGTGCCCGCGCTGCGGCACGCTCAATCACCTGAAGGCCGAGAGCCTCACCTCCGATCGCCGCGAGCGAATCCAAGAAGGCTCTCACCATGAAAAACCAGCTCCTGCAGGGCGACGCCCTGACCATCCTGCCCACGCTCCAAGCCAATTCGTTCGACGCGCCGATCACTGATCCGCCGTACGCGAGCGGCGGCCTCACCGCCGCTGCCCGTGCACGGCCGCCCTCGGCAAAGTACGTCCAGGGAGGTGGCGCGCAACTGCATGCCGACTTCGTTGGTGACGAGCGCGACCAGCGATCCCACCTGAAGTGGATGCACCTGTGGCTGTCAGAGTGCGCGCGCGTGCTCAAGGACGGGGCACCGGTACTCTTGTTCACCGACTGGCGGCAGCTGCCGCTGACCACCGACGCGCTGCAGATCGCCGGCTTCACCTGGCGCGGTATCACCGTCTGGGACAAGACCGAAGGCGTGCGGCCGCAGTTGGGCCGCTTCCGCAACCAGGCCGAATACATTGTTTGGGGCAGCAAAGGCAACATGCCGCTGGATCGCCGCGCGCCGGTGCTGCCTGGTGTCATCCGTGAGCCGGTGCGCAAGGCTGATAAGCACCACCTTACCGGCAAACCGACAGAGTTGATGCGGCAGCTGGTGCGGATCTGCGAGTCAGGTGGGCGCGTGCTTGATCCGTTTGCTGGCTCTGGCACCATCTTGGTTGCCGCCCAGCTGGAAGGCTTTCAAGCAGTAGGCATCGAAATGACCGAATTTTACGCGGGCATCTCTAAATCACGCTTGAGGGAAATTGCAGATAAATAGGTAGACTGCATAGAAGTTCGTGCTCAATATTCAATCGAGCGGGTGATGACAGGAGTTATCATTCACTCAAAGCCGGACCTTTCCACGCTCGTATTTAGTGTGGCTAGAAGTTTTTTAATTTCAAGCATTTCAGATGCTGCGGAGGAGGCTTAGGGCTGCCTCCGCATCAGAAATTATATTAATGTCAAACTTTTTGTGAAAATTTAGATTTCCACTTGTCATGAGTATTTTTAGCGGGGTCTCAGTAAGCATTGCATCGTGAGATCCACATGCGGCGCAAGCGTGATGGATGTCCATGATCCAGTGGCCATTTAAACGCCTTGCCTTGTCCCATCGTATCGCCGCGTGTGTAGCTGCTTGGATGTAAAGTGTAGGGACGCGTTGGGCCATGAACTCTGGCTTCAGTCGGAATGTATTGAATAATAGGGTTCGATTAAATTCGGTGAATTTTATGACGTCGTCAGCTGTGAATCCGGGAAGGCGTTCTGCCAAGAATGATCTTGCCATCTCGCTATCGTAGAGGGAAACCAATCCTGACAATTCCGAAGCAAATGCGTGCTGGAAACTGCGAATATCAGCAGAATATTCAATAATCTTTGAATTAATTCTTTGTGCACTTTCTTCCATTGCTAGGTTGAACCCATCGCGCTTTGGTTGATGAGCGAGCTCTGTAAAACTGGTTTCCCATAACAAATCGATGGTGACCTTCCGGAATATAAGGTCGTTTATGCGGTCGAGTGATTTTGGGCTCGCTGTTCCTGCTCCTAGAACCATGCCGGGCTTGACCCAGTGAGGGCTATGCTTCAGGGGAGCGGGTTCGGCAGGATTTGTTGTGAACTGCCTCAGCTCATTAGCGACTCGCTCTTTTTCAGTGCGAAGACACACACCGCCGCTCAGTTCGTCAAATAGAACCGCGGTTGCAAGCCGAGTGTTAAGGTCAGCATGCTGCATTGACTCGATGTAAATTGCGTCACTGATAGGGCAGACGACCTTCTGGGACGCGACGAGATCCCTTAGTCGTGCCAGTATCTCTATGTACTCTGGCCGGCGTGGCTTTCCAAGTGACGCTTCCCTGAGATATACCCAATAGCAGGTATCCAGGTAAAACTTTTTCTTTCCGAAAACTTCATTGCTTAGTTGCAAGCGCTTTGTATTAAAGTACTCGGAGGGAGATACGTCAGGCTGTGCCATGTGTATAGACCAATATTTCTTTAACTTAATTTTTTCGGACTCGTTCAGTTTCAACTTCTTTTAAAATTGGCGGATACTTTTAGGTGTATTTTTAATCCCATTTTCGCTGAAAAGCCTGGACCCTCTCGGTCAGAACTCGATGTGATTCCTGGAGGTCATGTTGCTCATGTTGATCCCGTGAAATTTCCAAACCAACCGCATGGCACAGAAGGGAAATTACAGCTACTCGATTGAGCTTCATTAGAATTGTCTCCTGCGGAACTTGCGACGTTATTTCCGTTCCACCATCCATCGCGATTAGCCATGCCTCACCGCCGTGCACGAAGCCACTCCAATCTCCGTACTCGCTCGCGATGGTATTGAATATTCCAGGGTCCTCCGGGCAAAAATGCGGACCTACAATGCGGGAAAGCAGGTTCGGCGACAGATCTACAAGCTTTGTCGCCCCTGGCCACGGCCGCTTAGGCATTTTCTTGGTTGTGAAGTAGCGCTGTACCTCCTCATCTGTTGCTGGAACAGCAAAGAAGGCTGCCCTCAGCCAGATTTCCAGAAGTGAGCGCCAAAGGGTCAGCGCCACTGTATGGGTTCGCGAGGGCTCGCTTCGTATCAGGTAGCACATGGCCCACGCGATGTCTAAGGCCGCGACGGTTAGGGTCAAGACGGTCACGCGTCTAGCAGTTCGAGGCCCGCCACCCAGATCAGAAATGCTTTCCTGAATGGCTTCGATAATTTCTTGGGCTTCTTTCGCCATTCCGACGGCGCCCCCACGCTGGTGCTTGACAGCGCCCTGTGGGCCTGAGCGTTGAAGTTCGAGCACTGCCCTTATCGCTGATCCGAGTACGTCCATGCGTCCCTCCGTGCGGAGATTCTAAATGTGTAGTCGGCTGCGCGCGCAATCGTCGCCCCGCCACGCCTGCGGGCTTCATGCACGGTTTCCCTGCAACCCCGCAGGGTGGGCCTAGGGCGCGCTGCTGTTACCGATCCCTACGATTCAAGGGGGCTTCTCTGCCCTTCAGATCCCTGCGCGCCCAGGCGGCTTTGAGGGAGGCATGGATGCGTTTCTATGGCTGGGCCTCCCGGCGCATTTCGGCAGATGACCATCGGAATCAGGTAATCGGTAATCCGAGACCTGAAACGGGTCTAAGCGACTGATCTTGTTATGAAGTTTGGGATTACCTTTTGGGGTGATTTAAGGTAATCGGGCTCCCATAAAAAAGTTATGTGATTGAAATATAAGGCTATTTTTTGGGGTCTCGATTACCTCCCCAAAAGGTAATCCCGTTACCTCCCGATTACCCTTTAATTACCTTTGATATTGTTATGTAAGTGATTGATAAATATGTGGATATGCATCCATATGGTGGCGAATTACCTAAATTACCTACCTCCGATGGTCATCCCAAAAATTGCATATTGGGGGCCTGAAGCGGGGCTCCAGCCACCGCACTTGCGTCTACGCTTGAGCACACGCACGTCGACCGCCCATCTCTCTTGGATGGCCAGGCCTGCACGCTGTGTTGGGAATTGTCAGTCCGAAGCGCCTAAGTCAGGCTTGAGGGCGGGCGATCAGCACGTGGCGCGGGGAAGCTCTGCCAGTGAGGTGGTGAAGCGTCCCGACAAGAGCTCTTGCCGCGAAGCCCATGCTGGAGAGTTCTGCCACCCGCTTGCACCGAGGCCGGCCGTACCCCGCCCGAAGCGACGGTTGATTGCGTCCAACGCGCTCATCAGCTTCTCATCGCCGATGCGAGCCGGAGTGAATAGGTCGCCCTGCAGGTCTTCAGGCTTGGCCAGATCCATCAGGCACACGCCGGCCTTTTTATAGGCGAAGCCCTCTCGCATGAAGCCCTGGAAGAGCCGGCGTACAGTCGTGAGCACGATGCGGCTGTCAGAGGTGGCGGAAGCGAGTGGGGCGGTGCGTGACGGGTTATGCTGCGGTACGCCCGGCTTGAACGAATCCGTTTCGGCAAAGATGCCAATCGCGCTCGACGTCAATCCGCGAGCGCGCAGCTTCTCAGTGGCGCGCATGGCGAAGGTGGCCAGCGCCTCTGACATATCTTGCGGGTCGCTTACCCATGTCCCGAACGACCGGCTGACCATGATTTGCTGCCGGTCTGGCTCGACCTCTTCGAGCTCGAGGCAGGCGTGGCCCTGTAGCTCGCGCTGCGTGCGCGCCATGACCACCCCGAACTCCGCGAGCAGGTCGTCTGCAGCCGCATCCCGCAGATCCGCTGCCGTATACACACCACGTGCCTGCAGCCTGGCGCTCCAGCGCCTACCAACGCCCCATAGGTCGCCAACTGACGTGGCCCTCAGCACTGCATCGAGCTCACTGCCGCTGAGCGCGGCCAAGTCACAGACGCCGGCCAAGCCGGCCGGGTAGCTGCCCGGCTTACGCGCCGCATCTTTGGCGACCCGGTTGGCCAGCTTGGCCAAGGTCTTCGTCGGCGCGATGCCGATGCAGTTCGGGATGCCAGTCCATTGGTACACGCGCTCGCGTAGGTCGACCGCCAGCTGCCGGCGATCGCGGATCCCGGCCAGGTCAAGGAACGACTCGTCAATGGAGTACACCTCCACACGCGGCGCGGCTTGGCGAAGGATTACGCTGATGCGCGAGGCGATGTCGCCGTACAGACCGAAGTTTGCAGATCGCAGCGCCAGCCGCCGGCGGATCTGCGAAGACACCTTGTGGATCGGTTGGCCCATCGTCACCCCCAGCGCCTTGGCTTCGTCCGATCGAGCAATAGCGCAACCATCATTGTTGCTCAGCACGACCAGCGGCCTGCCGCGCAGCTCGGGCTGGAACACCCGTTCGCAGCTAGCGTAGAAGTTGTTGCCGTCGATCAGGGCGAACATCAGCGGCCGGCGCGTGCGTGGGTCCGGGTCACCTGGCGGACAACGCCGACCACGGCAAATACCTCAACCTCCGTGCCTGGCGCCAGGATGATAGGCGCGCAATGAGGGCTGCGGCTGTGCAGCTCTATGTGGTCGGAGGCGACCTGCAGGATCTTGCAGACCGGCTGATTGCCGTCCCAGATGGCCAGCACCATGTCGCCACTGATCGGTCGCGCCGAGCGGTCGACGACCAGGATGTCGCCGTCGCAGACACCGGCAAGAAGCATGCTCCAGCCCTCGGCGCGGTAGAGAAACGTGGCCGGCGGATTGCGGATCAGCACCTGGTTCAGATCGATCTCGTCGTCCTGGAAATCCTCGGCAGGCGAGGGGAAGCCAAGCCGGATCCGTAAGGCGCTGAGTGGCAACCCGAGCGGCAAGGGGTCAAGGCATGCCGGCCCAAGCAGGCGTGCATAGGTGTGAGGTGGTGGGAGGGACAGCAT